ACCGTAAGCTACTTCTTTCTCCTACGGGGTCTGGGAAGTCTCTTATGATCTACGCCCTCGTCAGATACTATTGCGCCACCGCAAAGAAGATACTTATAATCGTGCCAACTACTTCCCTTGTGGAGCAAATGGTCAATGACTTCAGTGACTACGGATGGAGTGCGGATGCTCATGTTCATAAGATATATGGTGGGAAGGATAAAAATACTAATAAAAATGTTATTATTTCAACGTGGCAATCTATATACAAATTTCCTAAGAGATACTTTGATGATATAGATTGTGTTATAGGTGATGAAGCTCACCTCTTTAAGTCTAAATCATTAACAGGAATAATGACGAAACTTCATAATGCGAAATATAGATTTGGTTTCACTGGTACATTGGATGGAAGTAAAACGCATAAGTGGGTGTTGGAAGGACTCTTTGGTTCTTGTGATAGAGTAACAAAGACTGATGATTTAATCAAGTCTGGATACCTATCGGAATTTAGGATCAAGATATTGTTGTGTAAGCATGACCCTGCACACTTCGAGTCTTTTCATGAAGAGATAGATTATCTTGTTGAACATACTGCCAGAAATAACCTTATTAAAAATTTAGTTAAAGATCTGACTGGTAACACTCTAGTACTATTTAACTATGTCGAGAAGCACGGAGAACCACTTTTCGATTTAATAAATAATTCTGTAACATCATCGCGCAAAACGTTTTTCGTTCATGGTGGGGTAGATGTTGAGGATCGTGAAGAGGTCCGTCAAATTACAGAGCAAGAATCAAATGCAATCATCGTCGCGTCCTATGGTACTTTTAGTACTGGTATCAATATTAAGCGTCTTCACAATATCGTGTTCGCAAGCCCCAGTAAATCCAGAATTAGAAACCTCCAAAGCATTGGTAGAGTCCTTCGCCGCGGGGAAGGAAAAGATATAGCAACACTATATGATATCGCAGATGATATTGGTGGACAAAATTATACTCTTAAACATCTTAATGAAAGAGTAAACATCTACAATGATGAGAATTTTAAATACGAAGTAATCAGAGTTAACCTGAGATGACAGAACCAGATTTAAACCTAGCAGAAGAAGAGTTCTTCGCAACTCTAAAATTGATCTCTGGTGAAGAGGTCATAGCAAAAGTGTGCTATCTTCCTGAAGACGATAAAGTTATTCTGGAGAATCCTCTACAGGTAGAGTCTGCTCGTACTAGAAAAGGTAACTTAGAAATTGCAGGGTTCTCTCTCAAAGAGTGGGTTGCTGCATCCTTTGAAGATATGTACATCATTAATAGATCTCATATTATTACTTGCACAGAATTGGATGATCATATTAAAAACTTCTATGAAGTAACCATCCAAAGAATAAATGCTGGTAAAGGTCCACAAAGCAAGGGATCAAAACTCTCTAGAGAATCTGGATATCTGGGTTCTATAATGGAAACCAAGAAGAACTTAGAGAGTATCTATAAAAAAAGCTAAGCACTTCATCCCTTCAACCCTGCACAGAGTTATCCTACTGGGTTTTTGGTCTCGTGTCAAGCCCCTTTACAAAAGTCAAACTGGGTGCTATACTTAATACAAGTTTGATACTCAAACATGGCAGCAAGAGTAATGGCAAGAAAAAAGACAGAATACTACGTCAATAATAAAGAATTTCTTACTGCGATAAGTGCGTATAGAGATAAAGTTTTTGCTGCTAAAGAGGCAGGTGATCCCAGACCCAGAGTAACTAATTACTTGGGGTCTTGTTTTTTAAAGATCGCTACCCACTTATCGTATAAACCTAACTTCGTTAATTATATGTTCCGTGAAGATATGATATGCGATGGTATAGAAAATTGCTTACAATATATTGATAACTTTGATCCAGAAAAATCAAAGAATCCATTTGCTTATTTTACACAGATTATATACTATGCATTCTTAAGAAGAATACAGAAGGAAAAGAAGCAACTGGAAATTAAAAATAAGATCCTAGAGAAGTCAGGGTATGATGAAGTCATGCATACTGACACATACGAGGGTACAATGACAGGTATGAATGCTTCTTATGCTGACATGGGAAGTATTAAAGAGAACATAGAAACTAAAATGAACCGCTGATGGAAGAACAGCACATCAATGATCTCTACGAGGACATGCATAGAATTAATGCCTTGTATGAAGAACTAATGTGGCCACATGATGTGGAACTTGAGTTTATAGCAGACTATGCAAACAACCGTATCATAATTAAAACCAGAGATGATTCTTGAAATTCAATTAGCAATAGTAAAAAGATTGAGAGAGTTATATCCTCAAACAAGAAAGGTATATAATATAAAGACACGAATGCTATGAAGATAGCAATCATCACAGACCAACATTTAGATGGTCGCAAAGGTTCACTAGCATTCTGGAAGTTCTTCCAAAGATTTTACGATGAAATATTTTTCCCTACTCTTGAGAGAGAAGGTATCACCACTGTCTTTGATTTGGGCGACACATTTGATAATAGAAAGTCTGTGGACTATAATACTCTTGCTCGCATTAAGGCATCTTATTTTGACAGACTTGAAAAGTATGATGTACACATGATTCTTGGGAATCATACAACATACTATAAGAACACAAATAAAATTAATTCTCCTGAACTGTTATTAGAACAGTACAATAATATAACCATCTACACAGAACCTAAAGAGATAACTCAAGGTGGTAAGAAGTTCCTGATGCTTCCATGGATTAATTCTGGTAATAATGATCAGGCAATGAATATTATAGATAAGTCGAACGCAAGTATAGTGTGTGGTCATTTAGAATTGAATGGGTTTGAAGTGACACCCGGAATGAGATTCGATCATGGAGGAATGGAAACTTCTATATTTAAGAAGTATGATCGTGTCTGGTCTGGTCACTTCCATCATCGTTCTAAGAGAGGGAATGTACAGTACTTGGGCAATCCCTATCAGATGTTCTGGAATGATTATAAGGATCAACGAGGATTCCATATCTATGATACAGAAACAGATAAGCTAAAGTGGATTAAGAATCCATTTGAAATTTTTGATAAGATCTTCTATAATGATACAGAGCATGATTATAATAAGTTAGATGTTTCTCACTATGCTGATAAGTTTATCAAGATCATAGTAGAAGAGAAACAGAATTATCAGATGTTTGAAACTCTGGTTGATCGTCTTTATAATCATGGTGTCTATGATATAAAAATCGTAGAGACACTAGTAACAGAAGATGATAAGAAGGATCTTGAGGTATCCACTAAGGATACTCTTACCCTACTTAATGAATACATTGATGAAGTAGAGATCGCCGTAGACAAGTCACACCTCAAGAATGTAATGAGGTCACTATATATTGAAAGCTGTGAGGTAGTGTAATGTTTATCGTCACCCTAGAGGATCAACCAGAAGGGGTATTCTCTGTGTGGTCTGATGATAAGAAGAGGGTGGTTCCTTTGTTTCAGGTAGAAGATGATGCTGAAAGGTATCTCTATCATATAGAAACAGATCCAGCATACCCACCTATGCAGTTAGTAGAGATTGACGACCATGTTATAATAGGAGCATGTCAGGATCGTGGTCAACTATTCACCATTGTATCTCCTGATGATCTTCTGATCCCACCTGAAGACTATAAGAAAGAATGATATTATTTAAAAAAGTTCGCTGGAAGAATTTCCTCTCAACAGGAAATACTTTTTCAGAGATTGATTTGGTGCGTTCTAGGACAAATTTAATAGTCGGTACTAACGGTGCTGGTAAGTCAACCATCTTAGATGCGTTGACCTTTTCGCTGTTTGGGAAGTCCTTTAGAAAAATTAGTAAGGGTATGTTGGTCAATAGTGTCAATGAGAAAGACACTATGGTAGAGATAGAGTTTAGTATTGGTAAGAATGAATATAAAATTATACGTGGTATCAAACCCAATAGGTTTGAGATCTATTGTAATGGTGAGATGTGGGATGAGGATGCTAAGGCAGTAGATCAACAGAAGAATCTAGAACAGAATGTATTGAAGATGAATTTTAAATCCTTCACTCAGATTGTAGTGTTGGGTTCTAGTACATTTGTTCCTTTTATGAAACTGTCTATACCACAACGTAGAGAAATCATTGAGGATATATTAGACATTCAAGTATTCTCTATAATGAATCAAAGACTTAAGGATAAAGTCAGAGAAAATAATGAAGAGATTAAAGATTTAGATTATCAGGTACATCTTCTAGAAGAGAAGATAGGACTTCAGAAGAAGTATATGTTTGATATGGAGAAAAGGAATCAAGAGGAAGTGGATAAGAAGAATGAGAAGATAGCATCTCTAATGGAAGATGAGACAGTTAACAATGGAGAGATTGAAAATCTTACAAAGGAAGTGGAAGAGCTTTCTGTGAGGATGGAAGAGTTGTCAAACTCTAAGACTAAACTTAAGAAGTTAAATAAATTCCTTACAAAAATCCAAACTAAGTTATCTACATGTGAGAAGGAGCATGGATTCTTTGTAGATAATCATATATGTCCTACCTGTACACAAGATTTAAGTGATGAATTTAGAGAAGGTAAGATACAAGAAGGTGAAAAGGCATTATCTAATTTGCATGTGGGGTTAGATGATCTTGCTACTGCAATCAAAAAGGAAGAAGAAAGGGAAGATGAGTTCACTAAACTATCTCAGGATGTAATAGGACGTAACGCTTCCATTACTCAGGCAAATTATAAGATCACTACTATAAGAAAAAGCATTGGTGAATTGGATAAAGAGATAAAAGAACTGGAAGGATCTAATCCAGATAAGAAAGCTGAGTTTGTTAAACTAGAAGGTCTTGTGTCAGAGAAGAAAGATTTGAAGAGTCAGGTATCTGCTGGTAAGAAGGAGAAGGATACGTTGTATGTTGCTTCACAACTGCTGAAGGACAATGGTATTAAGACTAGGATTATCAAAACATATCTTCCAGCAATGAATCAATTGATCAATAAGTATCTTCAGAGTATGGACTTTTATGTCAATTTTACTCTTGATGAGAACTTTGAAGAAATAATTAAGAGTAGGTATAGAGATGTATTTACATATGACAGTTTCTCGGAGGGCGAAAAGGCTCGAATTGATATTGCTTTGTTGCTTACTTGGCGTTCTGTTGCTAAACTTAAAAATAGCGTTGACACTAACCT